GTCTCTGCAACAGGATTGTTTATCGGCGATGTATATTCATAGATATTGTCATTATTTTCATCGGTCGGATACACGGTTTTGCGTCCGCCAAGCTGGTCAATCGAAGTATACGTTTCACCGCCAAGGGTCAGCCGAAATCCTCCCCCAACATTTGCGGCCTTTGATGCCAGTAATTCAACCTGTTCTGCGTTATAATAAGCACCACCCACCTCATATACATCCGCAGACCCCACAAACGATATCAGGTTTTTAAGCAGCGCAGTATTAACCTCCGTGCCCAGCGTATTGGCAGCAGTGCTCTCAATATTGCTTGATTGTCCGCTCAGTGTGTCCAGAAACGATTGCGAATAACCCAGTTGTTCTTTCAGTGTGTCCAGAAACGACTGTGAATAGCCCAGTTGCGCCTTGGCATTATCATCCAGCATGGAAAACAACGACCCGCCCGAATCCATAATATTTACAATCGATAGCAACTCATCGAGCGCTTCTCCCTGAATGTCTTCGATCGAACGGCCTTCGGCGCCTGTCATATCCCCGGCCAGCGAGTCCAGAACCCCTCCTGATCCGAATATATTGTCCCATATATTAAGGTACGCTTCATTTCCATCATAGTATGTCCGCATAAACGGCAAATACTCACCTTCCAGAAAGCTTAAAAATTCTTTATAGCCCTCTGCAGTAGTTGCGCCGGCATACAGATCGGCATATACATTCTGATAAGACTCGTAGCTCAACGACGGCGCCAGGCTTTCGGATAAGATCATGTTCTGCCGGAATTCCGTCTCGGTTTTTAATGCATTTATTGCCGCCTCCCTGGCCGAGATCTCATCCGCATAGCTGTCTGCGGTCAACGAGATCATCGTGTTCAGATAATCCAGCAGATTTTCCGAATCAAGAAGCCCCAGGTCATTCAACCCGCCGAAAAACAACTGGCTCAGCGTATTAAGCTGTGTTTTACTTGACAAAGACCCAAGACCTATCGTATCCATTGCGCTGTATATAGATCCCATTACGCCGCTCAGGCTGCCTATTCTGTTAACACCTTTAACGTCGGAAAAATCGAGCGATTTCAGTTCGTCGATATAATCCTTCTGTGCATCATTGACGCGGTCTATAGCATCGGCCTGCCGTTCCAGGGCGTTTTGATATTTTTCTTCCGCGTTTACGCGCGCCTCTTCTGATTTTTCTCTTGCCTCTGCCAGCGCGGCCTCGGATTTTATCCGCGTTATTGTTTGCTCCGAAGCGTCTGCCGCCGCTTTTTTTACGGCCTCAATGGCGGCCTCGACTGCTGCAAGCGAGCCGTAATTGCGGCCGCCGTAATGGTAAATGGTAAATCCTGATACCTCGGGTCCGGCTGCACTGCTGCTATTCCGGTCCGCGTCGGCTATTTGCCTGCCGGCCCTTTCTTCCTCGGCTATTCTCCTGTCGGCCAGGTCATTCGCAATTTCAATCCTTTTGTTTGCGGCGCTTTCCTCTGCATCAATAACCATATCCAGGGAATCATAAACAGACTGAACATATTCCTCCTCGCGTATAACCCTTAACATGTGTGCGTCATCATCGCTGTCCAGTATTTGAGCCCATGCCGCCTCCTGGGCATCCAGTACCCTCTGCATGTTCTCTATGGCCGCGTCGGCGTAGGCCGCCTTGCCGGTAGCCTTGTATAGCTCTTCATACAGTGCAGCGGTATCATCCGCAGCCTGGGCCTCTATCTTCGATTTTTCATCCGCCCACCATTGTTCCAGGTCAACTTTATCTTCGACAATGCGGGCATATGCGTCTTTTTGTTTCTGTAATTCGGCCAATTCGATCTCAGTTGCCGATTTGCCTATTCTCTCCTTGGTCTCCAGCCATTCAGAAAGCGATTTTTCATCCTGCTTCCTTAGTTGTTTGGCCTGTTCCAGGGCCTCTGCCTCTGCCTCTGCAGCCTTTTTTGCAGCCTCCCTGCGCTCTTTAAATGATTCCTTAACCGCGTCAGCCTCTTCTTTTGCAGCCTCTGTAGATTTTTTACTTGTCGCAGCGCTTTTATTCCAGAGATTATCGACGCGCGTTACCATATCATCAAAGCTTTTTGCCATATCCTCACGGCCTGCCTGCCACGTTTCCATGGCCTGGCTGAAATTACCCGTCAGCAAATCGGCAGCCATTGCAGACCACTTGGCGATTGATATGCCTGTCATTTCCAGTGCGCCATATACTGTAAATATGCCGCTTGTGAATATTTTCAATGCTCCCACCGCAACCTGCAGTCCGCCCGGCAGATTATCCGTTGCAATAGTTGCCAGTTCACCGACAAGCCTGGCTATTTCTGCGAGCGCCTGCTGCGTGCTCTCTTTTTCTATTTCCTCGCCGAAGATCTTTATTGCATCGCCTATGCTGTCAATAATAGATGACGTTGCCGGTCCGAAAGCGATGCCTATCGGTTCCTTTAATTCCTCGATATACCGGTCCAGCGATGTAATCTTTTTCCCTGCGGTCTCCATTGCCGCTTCATACGTCCCGGCAATTCGGGTTCCTGCCTCAAATACCGCGTTCATGGCTATCTGCTGTTTTTCGGCCCCGGAAAGCGATGCTATTGTCCGGTCGTTTGCCGCCGCAAATTTCGAGTACTCCTGTTCAAAATTTACGATAATGCCGACCGTCCGCAAAACCTCCGGCTGCAATGTGGTAATGCCGTGCAGAATGGTCTCGAATGCCTGGGATGAATTCATTACGCCGATAACCGCAGCGTCCTGGGATATACGCGCAAGGTCGCTTGCCTTGGTCAGATCAAGCTGCGCCTGGGTCATCTTAATCACAGCCTCATGCGCGGCCGTGCTGGTAATGCCCATGCTCTTAACGCTTTCCTCGTATTTGTTCATCTCGGTCGCAGAATAGCCTGCATTCCTGCCGACAACCTCCATCACTACCCCTAGCGTTTCGACGCGCGGGGCGAGCAGGGCCGAATCTTTTATAAAGCCTGCCAGCTTCCATGCCCCCCACGCGGCAGCCAGGCCGCTCACAATCTTGGTAAGGTCGCTCGCCTGCGCCCTGAGTCTTTTCATCCCGCCTGTGGCCTTGTCTGTGTTATCAGACAAATCCTTTTTAGCCTTGGACGCCTTCCCTGCAGCCGATGTGTTTTGCGAGTACTCTTTTGTCAGCGCGTCGACCTTTGAGCGAAGGTCTTCGATAGATCCGCTAACAGCCTTTACCTCTGCCGAGCTGTTCTTTTGGTCTACCTCTATAATAATCTGAACCTTATTTTCCACTATAACCCCTCGCTATCGCCTCAAGACCCTCTATAATATCAACAGGGTTTAATCCTATTCGATCAGATATCGCAATTACAGATGAATAATCAACCGTCATACGGGCTGCGATATTTTCAAATCTCATTACCCCGGGATACAAACAAAAAAATTCCCACACCTCTTCATTGTCTGTGCGTAAATCTATTTTTCCGCATTGTTCGCACGATGCCGGCACCCTGGCCGGGTCCAATGCCCTGAGCACCCGGCAACCCCTGCATGTCACGCCTTTGGGTCGCTTTTTTTGCCACCGTGCGAACTCCGTAAGTTTTTTGCTCGGGCCTCTTTTTCCTTAACCACGCAAATGCCAGCCCCGTTTGCCTCGGCAACGGCCCAGACGGCCAGGCCCGGCATTCGATCGAACACTATGTCTTTTATTTCGTCCGTACATGGCAGGGGCTTTTTTTTCTTGTCAACCACTCCTTTCCAATCACCTACTGCCTGTCTCGCATTCAGGGTCTCCAGCAGTTTTGGGTCGATCTTGGTCTTTTTAACCTCTTTTCCGTTTTCGATTACAACCTCTTCAACTGTGGCCTCGTCGCGCAGCCTGTGATATGTGCTGCGGAATATCGGACGTATGCATATTTCAAGACCCGGCATAAACTCCTTCCATTCCCCGTCCGTATCCTTTTTATTGATGTCGACAATTATCATTTAAATCTCCTTTAATGCGTCATTAATTGTTTTTTTGGGAACGGCTTAAACGTCCCTGATAATTTAAACTATAACCAGGCCCCATTCGTCATCGCCGGATGATCCTTTCGGACTTGCCTTTATATCGAACCTGGATAGCCCGTCTTTTTCAACCAAAGATACGCCCTCGTACTGCAGATACCCGAATGTCAGCGTAAACTGCGATGGCGTTGATCCCCACTGCGCTGAAAGGGTCCCGATCGTACCGGCGCGCCATTTGCCCATAAAATCATATGTGGCTGCAAGCACATTTTCCGGGTCAAACGATACCATAGGCTCCCTGATGCCCGCTATATATGCGGACCGGTATCCGGAGGACGCCGATACATCGGGCCGTAGCGCCGGTTTGCATCCCAGATCAAACTCCAGCTTGGATATAATTGCCGTATATGTGGAATCCAGGCTGAATGTGGCGCCCTGGAAAACAGGAGGCGTCTGGCTGTTATAAACAACGCTGGATGATACCAGGGATTCGTCCTCTTCACTCCAGTCGGCAAGGGTCAGCTCGATCGATAATTTACCCGGTTCACCGTCATTTAAAACCATTTTTGCATTGCCGCGCGCGCCCCAGCCCTTATACATCTTTCCGTCCATCATCCATGCAACGGAAACTGTGCAGTTCGAAAACGGATCGGACGTCGATATATCCGAGCACGGCGCATATGTTCCCGATGTCGCAACTACCAGTGTCTGCTGTACGTTGCATGCTATTAATGCGCTTGCCAGTCCGAAATTATTCCCGCTGTTGGCAGATCCGATCGGATGCCCTGCCGACGATCCACCCACCATCTCCACGTCGAACGAAAGCTTTCCGGATCTCAGGCCGGGAAGGCTCGTTTGAGGAGAGTTATTTCCGCGCACCTGTTTGCGCGTCACCATCTTGATATCGGGTGTAAACTTAATGTTAGAGGCAAGGAAAATATCGGCGCCTCCCGGGGGAGTCCCCGCGCCCCATATATCTGCGCCCTCGGTTGTTTCTATCTTGCACGCTATCTGTGCAAGCTGTTCCTGCATTGGCATATTAAGCCTCCTTTTTTGTTAGTTAAATGCTAAAAGTGAAAGGGAAAAAGTTTTAACTATTCACTGTTCACCTTTTACTATTCACTTTTTACTGTTTACTGCCGCCTATACAGACGGATACAAATGATATACTGCCGTCTCATACTCCGCGCTGTAAATTGACACACCCTTGCTGAACCAAACCGGATTGACGCTAAGCAGTTCGAACGGTGCGATATCGAGCGACAATTGTTGCCCCACAAGAAGATCGCGTATACTTTCAAGTATTGCATATGTGCCAGGGTTTCCGGGGCCGCCGCGCCGTGATTCTTCATTGTTGCGCAGGCTTTTATCGCATACAAATAGCAAAAATCGCGGCTTTTCGATTTTCCTGGCTCCCTTTTTGATGTAATTAGACCCGCCGTATACGGCAAGAACAGCGGGAAACAACATGCTTGCCCGCGCGAGATCCTCCTCGCTGTCCAGCTCTCCATAATACGTTTTTATTGTCCTGACATTCAGGCTCGTTTTTAATCCAGCCAGGGCTGATATAATTGCATCTTCCAGTTGTTCGGTTGTGTACATTCTATCCCCTATTGATACGCTACAAGTGCTATTCCGCTTGCCGCCGACTGGTCCGTAACCACAACAATCACATCATTGCCGGTCTGGTAATTTGTAATAAAATCCGTTCCTTCTGCCAGATCAGCCGGTGTATTTGCCTGGTCTTGTCCGGTTGCAATCGAGACAACAGAAATTATCCCATCCGAAACCAGGTCAACTCCCAGCGCCTCTTCATTGTCCGCGTCCCATTTGTACATGAGATCAAAATACACATTAAACGCATCCTGGTTTGTTTCACCCTGGCTGGTAAGTAAAATTGTAATTTTATCGGTAGTATCACAATTGCCGTCGCATCCCGATATATCAAGCTCAATCCATGTCCATGTATCGGCAGAGACAGCGCCGATGCTGTATGTCTGGTCCGTGCCATCGGTATCATCGAGCACTAGTTGTAGATCGCCGGCAGTCAGAGGTGTGTCCGAATACAGCCAAAAGCCGATGGATTCGTTTGAGCTCAGGTCATCATCCACTATATCGTTTGTTGCCCCGTCTCCTGCCACTGCCGTATCTGCAAACGCGATCTTAAGTGATTTGGCTCCGGCGCGGTAATATGTTTCATCTGCAGTCACTGTGATATTCGTGCCCGAATCTATTTCCGCCCACTCGCCGTCCGGAGTGTCATCAACATAGCAGACTGTCTCTGTTGTTCCATTCACCATCGTGCCCAGCGAAACAAGTTTTATTGCAGGCAATCCGATCCATTGGCTTTTTGCTCCGGCCTGGCCTCCGGTCGTATCATACGCCAATGTCTGATCGCCGGAATAAGATCCTGTCGTTACTGCCGGGCTCGTGAGAGTCTTATTAGTCATCGTAACCGCGCCGCTGTCCACATAGGCCTTAATGCTCTGCTGTGTGGCTAACTGCGTGTCGCTGTCACTTGCCATGTCATTTTCATCGAGCACGGCAGTGCCTGATACGCCGGTATTAAGTACGGGGCTTGTGAGAGTCTTGTTGGTCATCGTAACCGCGCCGCTGTCCACATAGGCCTTGATGCTCTGCTGTGTGGCCAACTGCGTATCACTGTCACTTGCCATGTCATTTTCATCGAGCACGGCAGTTCCTGATACGCCGGTATTAAGTACGGGGCTTGTGAGAGTCTTGTTGGTCATCGTAACCGCGCCGATGTCCACATAGGCCTTAATGCTCTGCTGTGTGGCCAACTGCGTATCACTGTCACTTGCCATGTCATTTTCATCGAGCACGGCAGTTCCTGATACGCCGGTATTAAGTACGGGGCTTGTAAGCGTCTTATTAGTCATCGTAACCGCGCCGCTGTCCACATAGGCCTTAATGCTCTGCTGTGTGGCTAACTGCGTGTCGCTGTCACTGGCCATATCATTTTCATCGAGCACGGCGGTGCCTGACACGGAAGTATTGAGCACCGGGCTTGTAAGCGTCTTATTAGTCATCGTAACCGCGCCGCTGTCCACGTAGGCTTTAATGCTCTGCTGTGTGGCTAACTGCGTGTCGCTGTCACTGGCCATATCATTTTCATCGAGCACGGCGGTGCCTGACACGGAAGTATTGAGCACCGGGCTTGTGAGAGTCGAAATACCGGTCACGGTCAGTGTCCCGCCGACAGTCGCATTCCGGGTTACATCAGCATCCCCCTTCGTAAAAATATTGCCAAAATAGCCATCATACACCTTCGACATGACCGGCCATGCGAATAAGACAACAGCAATTAACGCAAATATCAAAATGCATGCTGCCTTCTGTTTATTCCTTGTTTCCTGCATAATTATTGCCTCCTTTCAAATCTCAAATTTCAAATCTTAAATCATTGGTTTAGTACATATCCATTGTGTCCGAATCAAAAACCTTGGTCCTTGTGTTTACCTGGCTGCTGCCCGAATAACCGCCCTCTGCCGGGGCATCCGGGATGGGCTGCACGCCCAATCCAGCGATACCCTTCTGGATATCTTTTAAGGCTTTGATAGCATCATCATATGTCTTTACTATATCCTCTGGCACTATCTTGATGCGATAGAGATAATATATAGCCAGGTCTTCTGACAGACCCTTGATCACCAGCGGCGCGGGATCGAACGGCAATTTATAGGCGCCGCAATAGCTGTTTATCTTTGCATCCGCTTTTTCAATTGCCTTTGTGATCTTGCTGTCATCTATAATTCCCGTTCCCTCCTCATCCGTAAGTTGAGTGAGAATGTCTTCATCGATAATCTCCAGCAGATCCGTTTTGGTGCAGTAAGCCATCACACACTATCCTCCGGATGAGGCGCCGTATTTTTTTCAAGCAGCTCCAGTATATCCGCTTTTTTGGCGTTTGCCGGATATTCTATTTCCAGCTTATCCAGCAGATCCTTTAATTGCGCTACAGTCAGCTTTTCAGGATCTTCGGATTTCGCTATAATGCCGCCATCTTCCGTCTCCGTCACAACACCTTTTCGGATCAGGCGCTCCGCCTCTTTATCGTTGATATCAAAGCTACTGCCGGTTAGGTATCTGTCCTTGCCGACCCAGACGCAGCCTTTTTCGACCGTAACTGTTTTCATATTATTCTCTCCTTTCCAAAGCCTAAAGTTGATATTGTCAACGCCTTATAACCCTTTCGTAGGGGCGGGCCTTGCGTCCGCCCGATTACCTAAACAACGCCTAAACAACGGTAGCATCAACCACAGCAGCCGGCCTCTGAAGCACCGGCAGTGGCCTGGCTTCGGCCTTGACCCACCTGCCGCTAGGGTCCTTTTCCGGCCATGACTTTGAAAAGAACAGCGCGCCGTTTCCGTTTGCGTCAACATTGCCGACACCGCCCGGTGCTTCGTCATCAACCACGGGGGCATAGGGTGTGTCAACCATGTCCTCGCATAGCCCTATCAGCAGGAATTCATCCGAATTAATAAACCTGCGCCTTGTGCCGGTGTCATCAATAAACGATCCGTTGTATTCTTCCAGTTCTACCTCTACAAGCTTCTGGATGCGGCCGTTTTCTGCCATCTGGCTGCCTTTATCCGTCTTGAGAAGGTCACGCACAGCGGCATGGGCAAGCAGTGCGTCCATGGCCTCATATCCCAGGTATGCAAGCCACCCTGTGATTGCAACTGATGCATCATCCTCGATCAAGAGTTTCAGCGCCCTTATCTTTGCAATAGGATCTGATGCCGTGCTGGTCCAGAGATCATCACCTGTCAGCGTGGGTTGGTGAGTTCCGGCCATCCCGTAATCAACCAAAACCGTTGATAGATCCTTATCATAGATCTTCCCCTTCAGGGCGTTCGCGGCCCAGAATTCGAGGGTACGGTCATGCTCATTGCGCATATCCTTTTGCTCCCTGGCAATCCTGTCCTTCATCATTTCAACGGAGATCTTGCCGCCCATGGCCCGCAGGGAGTTAAGCGCGGCTGTAGCTATAAACCGCTTGCTAGAGAGCCTCGGCGCGGTCATGGTCACTGTTTTGCGCCCGGTTTTATCCGTAACGGTCGCCGGTGCATAGATAGAGATGTTCCCCAGGATCTTTTCCGATCCGGTGATAATATCAAACTGCAGCAGGTCACTTGGCTCCAGATGTTCCCTGGGGGCAAACAACCTGTTATAGATCCTCCGGCTCGGGGCCTTCATGGCGTTGATCGCCGTTGTCAGTACTCGCACTAAAAAAAGTTCATCCATATTGTTTCTCCTTTCATTTGGTTATTCCGCCATACGGGCGAATAATCATTCGCCTCATCGCGGAATCCGGTATTTTGTGTTATGCTGTCTCTTCCACTGTCGTCAGATCCGCGTCAACGATTATCCCGCGCGCCTGCAATGCTTCGAGCGCGGTCTTTTTATTCGCCGCGGACATGGTTGGCCAGACCAGATCACTGTATCGATATTTGCCTGTGAAATATGCCATCCCCTGCTTATCCGCAAGGGAGGCGTCCACATCTTCGGCCAGGATAGCTTCCGCACTCCCGGGTGTGGAAATGACAGTATATTTCTGGCTTGAGCTTTCCATAACTGCTCCGCGCACCAGGTTCTGGCCGCTGACAATTGTTACTATTTTCTGTTCATGTACCTCGCTCGCCACAAGCTGACTGATCTCAGTGCCTAGCGTTTCCGTAATTCCATGTGTTCCTGCCATAAAAAATCCTCCTTTTTTGTTAGTGATAAGCAAAAAGTGAAAGGGTAAAAGTTTTTACTGTTTACTTTTAACTATTAACTATTCACTTTTAGCTATTAACCTTTTACTGTTTACCCTTCCCTGTTCACCTTGGCGGCTATGCTCTCACCCAGATCCTGCTGCTTTTTTGATTCTGCAAACTCGGCACTATCGCCCGCTGCATCCTTAATTGCCATCTCTTTAAAAATCGGTGATTCGCTGAAACGGGAAAGTTGCTCTTTATAAAACTGCCACTTTGATTTTTTGCCGCCGTCACCCTCGGCAAACTGGATGACCTCATCCCCGTCCAGGCTCTGCGCAAACGCCACAACCCCTGCAGATACCTCACTGGGAGGGAATTTACCTTCCTTGACCAGTTGGCCGACAAAGTCTGCGATCTCTTTGTCACGCACCTTTTTGGCATTCTGGCGCTGTTTTTCCGTAAACTCCGCATCTACTTTTTTCCGTTCATCCTGTTTTGCCTTTTCAACTGCTGCAGTCAGGTCAGCCTCGCTGAATGTCGCGGCAGCGCCCGCAGGCGCGGAATCCGGTATTGCATCATCCGGAACCTTGCTCATATCCACGCCCAGTGATGTAAAAAGGCCCTTAATTTTTTCCCTGAAATTCATTTTACCATCCTCCTTTTCTATGAAACCTGGCTTAGCGCCGGTCTCAGTTTCGTGTTTATCTGCTTCCTCCCTGATATATGCCACATCCCAGTCCGGGATGATTGAATCCGCCTTTTCCTTGCCTTCCTTTTCGATAAACCAGTCACGCAGATTTCTTAAAATGCGTGCGATAGATCCCATTTGAGGATCATAAAAATCGAACGTCATGGCCTCTTCGTCAGAGAATTTAAGGTCAGCCAGGCCCTTGACAGCCGGAGGCGCCGCGCCCAAAAAACCAACATGTCTTAAAGAGCCGTCAGGATAAAGGCTGATAGACCGTTTTTTAAAAAGTCCCTGCTTAACCATATCTTCGAATTCGGAGACCACGTTCTTTGCTTTTATGAGGAGGAACTTTTCACCGTTTTTCACAATTGATTTGAGTCCTTCGACCCATCCGTAGGCCGGGTCATTTTTTTTAGGGTGCCCGATTACCAGGGGAGGTTCATGCGTTTCAGCGTTAAATGTACTGACTGCCGTATCGATTATCGCATCCCCGTCATGTTCATTGCCCTGGCTGTCGACCTGTTTTCCTCCCCGGAATACCTCTATCCAGTCACCAAAACCTTTGAAATTTGCCATTTTATGCCCCTTTTTTAAAAAAATATTAACTTTACCTTTCTGCCTTACCCCGGAACCGTGTTAAAACATCTTTTAAATTCGCTCACAATCGCCGATCTCTTTTTTCTGGTACTTTGTATAGGGTCTTACCATTTTAACGCCGCCACGGCCCTATTTTGCGATTTCCGGTTTCAGAATCATACCTCCGCAAGTATCGCGTCATTTATAATGTCGATTATCTCGTCGCTGTTTTCCCTGCTTAGCCCCAGAAACTGCCTTGCTGGGATCGCGCCTACGGGCATATGTATCTTTCTGAACAGACCAAATGGCGTATTAAGCGCCTTTTTTCTCTTCGGCAGAATATCTATTGCAGAATCAGGCCCCCCGAATTGATGTATGGCCGCATACACTTTATTTGTGCCGACCGATAACACGGCGCCCTGCACCTGATACCGGATGCTGTCCTTTAGTTGACCGGACACCGTCAGTGTGCGTATTCTTTTTTTATTTTCGGATTTAGGCGCTTTCCATTCCGTGCCGTCAGGCGCCGGCCCAGCGGATTCAAAACGCTGTTTTGTCTGTTCAACAATGCGATCGCCTATGGCTTTCATAATGGGAGAGAGGTTTTGTATCCTGCCCGCGATCCCGCTGAGCCTGTCCCTTACCTCGTCTGCCCCGTCTATCTTAATTGTGTCTCCCATTTTATCCTTGCAAATACCTGTAATTGTAATATACTTTTGTCAACTGGTCTGCCCAGAGCTGCACACTCTATCATGGCAGGCAATAGCGGCGCATGCCGGTGCGGCGGCATGGCAGCCACTCATTTTGTCGGGTATATCAGCCTGCCGGATCTCAATCTCCCCCCGGACATATCTTTGCTGCGAATCATATCAAACGCCATTATTTGTCCTTTCACCGCGTCCGCAATCACACCGGCGACACGGCCTTTTTCGTACTGATACGCCTTGACATACCTCCTTCGCAGGTAAACGCGCCCGCTGTTTACAGCCTGTATAAATCCGACCCATACTTCCTGGGCATGGCTGATAACATCAGGTATCAAAGGGAAATATCGTTCCCGGCCATCCCACCGTTTTTTATTTTCAAGAATATGGTCGGCTATGGCCTGAGTGACATTTACGGGTTCTCCTGTAACATCGGGATATATCCCTTCCGGCACGGCTTTCCTCAACTGCGATTCGGTTTTACAAATATCGCCCAGATCAACAGCGGGTAATTCACCCTTTAATTGCTTTGGCAAAAATGGATATTGCTCTTTTCTCCATGGGCCTAATTCCTTCATTTTTCCGGTTTCCTTTACCCAGCTCTTGCCGAATGCGGCCTTCCCCACGTTGTAATCCCATCCTTTATCTATACCGGCAGGTGCGCCGGTCTCAGGATCAATGGGGGAGGGCGGCGCAGTGCCTTTACCTGCGGCCTTGGCCTTTTCATAATCTTTGCGTGTCGCCCCTGTCACCCGGCATTTGCAGCCCCAGCCGTTGGGGACATAGTGAGTGTCCCACCACGGATCATCGTGCGGTAATGTTACACCGTCCCACTCAAGATGTGTCGGCCTCGGGACCCTGCTGTCTCCATGGCGGTATGTCAGATACGGCATAATCTTAAGCTGATCCGGGTCAGTAAGCTGCGCCCAACGGCCTGCCGCGTAGGACGTACGTATGTTTGTCGAGAAAATAATCTCGCTTCTCCAGTTGCGTGATCCGTTGTATGTCCAGCCGTGTCTTTTTACTATTTCGTCAAAGCTGTTCTGGAACTCCTCTAGTGTGGTTCCTTTTTCTATTGCCGATCCGACTGCTTCGCGAAAATCAGACAAAATGTCATCTCTGTACGCGCCTGCAACCATAAATCCCTTTGCGTGCTGATCCTTTACCAGGTCATTCCATTTGAGCGTGGGTATATTGATCTTGCCACGGAAAAACTTTTCCTGTTCCTCGAACGGAAGCTTGAAAACGGCATTAAGCTCAGGATCCATTTTTTACCTCGTACCGTCCCGACAGGTCTGCAATCAGCATGGCCCGTTCCATAATTGCGCCCAGATCAGACGGATCTATGCCGCCATACAGATCCAGCAGGCTGTCCCGGAACTCTTCAAGTGTCCCGGATTTATCCAGCAGACGTTTAACCGCAGCCATAATTGCATCAGATGCGGCCATAGAATGCTCTCCCATCCTGTTCGTAATAATGTCAGCCAATATATCAGGAGTCGGATCTTCGCCTGTATCGGCAAATTCATGTGCTGCCTCCGGACCTGCGTCCGTCCCTGGTTTTGACGGAGATAAATCAAAATCATCCTCCTCCAGGTTATATGTCCTGGAGTAATATTTTTTGGTAAATTTCACACCTTGATCGGAAAGGGTCTTATCCCGTTCCGCCCGGTCTTTCTGTACGTCCTCCTTCTCAATGTACGAAAAATCCGGGGCTGCAGCGCCGGCCACGTTAAGCTCGGCGATCCAGGCAAAAAGCTGGTTATATGTGCTGCATACCATTTGTTTATCGCCGTCGATCAGGTCCTGGCGCACCTCCATCATGGAGGTATCGTTTCCCAGCCTGCCCGGGGTTCCCTCTGTTGTTCCTGTCTGGCCCAGGATTGCCTTGGAGCACTCCTTGTTTCCCGCCTCGATCAGCTTTTCATAGATGGCTGCGCTCGATGCCTTGGATGGAGATTCATTCATGTCAATACTCTCATCATCATTTATCACAGCAACCGCGTCCTGGACCATGCTGACAAGCCTGGATAACAGGGCTGCCCTCTCGGTTTCGCCGGTTCCTCTGGGAACCTTTCCGACCAGATGAGGCATACCGTATTTTTCGGTAAAGATAGCCCAGAACTTGAACCCGCCTTTCTTGAACGCAATCGGCCAGAAACAACGGCTTAACACCCGTTCTCCATACGGATTCTGATAGCTCGCATGATGCCTGGGAAGGAGAAACTTATATTCGCCAACCGGCTCGCCCGTGATCATATTATCGCACGACATAAATCTCAAATTATTGGATTCGCTGAACCTGAACCACTCAGGCGGTTTCCCTTCGACGCGACCAGGCAGCCATACCGAACTTTTTTGCCACATCACCTCTATCGGGCTCATGCCGAAAAATATTGCCTGCAGCATGTCTTCAGTTATCTGCCGCACGTCCAGTCTCTTCATAACCTGCTGGACCAGGTCATATGCCTGTTTGTTGGGCCGTGCGTATCCCCCTTCTGCCGGCAGGTCTATCTTCCATTTCTGCGACAGGGTGCCTGCCGTCCGGCTCTCATAGCAGCTCCACACATGGGCATCGGAGAGGAGCTGCCGGTAGATGGACATATCCTGGCCCAGTTTGTTCAGGATAAGATCAGGATCGGGCAGGTAGCCGTAATATCCCATCCAGTCTATAGACCGGGTTCGCGGCGCCTGTTCCAGTGTCAGCACCTCTTTATCGTTAAGATCTATAAATTTATTCTCATTGATCCAGAGTTTCATCCTTTTACCCCATCCTCTAATAACACCCGTAATTAACAGTTCCATGATAACCGGCAATCTGTTCAGGGATTGTCCTGACCCCGGAGGTGATGATGTCAGGCATCTCGGCAACATCCCGCCTGCTGCGATAATCGGCCAAAAGTCCGGCAATGGCGCTGTCTCCGTGCCGTTGGCCCTTTTTGTCTGTTTTGCTGTCCGGAAGCCTGGGAACGCCGCGAACCAGTTTAATTGCCCTGTGGTCCTCCAAAACATCGTCATGCCGGATAATTGTTGTCATCCGGTCTTCAAACCCGGCCTTGTATTTGGGGAACTCTTCCCGGTAAAAGCCTTCCGTGAATTGGACCGAATCAACCATGCTCGTTCCCCAGGCGTCTGTGGCGGCTTCGGCTATGTACCCTCCGTTGCCTCCGGCATCTATGGCGCACCCGCCAAACCGTGGCAGGCCGTTCCCCAGGACAATCACAACCTGTTCCTGCTGTTTATAGGGCACATTGTGCAGTTCAATCAGAAACGGCCAGCGTTTGCGAAGGGTTTCGCCTATTTCCAGAGGAACGATATCGCTCATGTCGCCCTTGCGGGCAAAGTCCATTCCAAATACGTGGCGCCGCTTTTTATCCAGTTTGCGGAGCTCAGGTTCCAGCATATCCTCGATCCAGTCTTTCATTTCCGCAGCGCGCACAGGTTCCGGCGCCAGGTTAAATGATCTGGTTCCATCGAATCTAAGAAGGGGCCCGTCCACCATACAGACAGAAATAAGCTCCCTGGGAAGATAAGTGCCTCCGCCAAATGCCGGAATGGCAAAAAGCTCTTCATCTTCATTTGGGTGATATCTTTTTATTAACGATTTCCGCCATTTGTATTCGGCTTCAGGGCTCCATTCCTGGGCGGATACCTCGCAGATCCGTTTATAAAGTCCTGCCTTGAGCGCATCATCAAGAGTAACCCGGTGCACGGAACAATCCGCCTTTTCCGCCCTGGCGTCCTGGATTAAAAGATTGAACGGGTTGTCATCGCCATTGTGTGTGCTTAATATATGTATAGTGCCGCCCCACATGGTCATGGCCATTGCGGCCTTAAGCAGTTCGGCCAGGTCATCCACAAACGCGGCCTCATCGATTATCAGCCATTCGCCCGGACGTCCTTTGCTCCTTAAATTCCTTGGGTTGCTGGAAAATGTCTGAATATGGTGTCCGCTGGCAAACTTGATGTCAAAAACGTGTATGTCCCTGCCGTCATCACGTGTGAGTATCTCCTCGCCCACCTCACCTGCAGCAACATGAAACGCTTTGGCCCATGTGGCGCAGTCCTGAATAAACCCGGATGTCATCTCTTTATCATAAGAGATATAGTAGACATTCGCGCCTCTGTCTGCATCGGAGGCATGCAGAACCGCATCCGACGCCTCACAGTATGAAAGGCCGATTCGCCTGCTTTTTTCAATGGCCTTTACAGGGGACCGGTCGTTTATCCAGGCAATCTGATATGGCAGAAGCACAGATTTCATTAGCTAATCTCGCTCATAATAGCCTCACGAAGTTTATCAATTGTCGCAGCGCTTGCCCCCTGGCGTTTGGCTTCCTTTTCCACTGCCTGGGCAGCCTCCTTTTTGGATTCATCCCTAATCTTTCTTTCGGTCTCGGTATTGTCCTTTGCTGCCTTTTCAAGCCTCTGAACCGCAAGCGCCAGATCCTTAAGCATCTTAGGTTCTATAACCTCTCCGCTGTCTGCAACGTTCACAGCCGCCTCAAAGGCCAGGTTTCTCACCATTTCGTTTAATAGTTTCCCGACCTCTCCCTGTGGTTCGGCCCCCAGTTTGCCTATCCACATTTTTGCTATCTCACGGGAGTGCCTGAGCCGTTCGCCTATTTTTTCCATCTTCAGCGAGTACCGGTTAACTGTCGACTTATCCAGCTTTTCCGGGTGCCCGATCTCTTCCAGAAGCATATTCATCCGGGCCGTGGCCTCTTTCTGGGTAATTGCCGGATCACGCAGATAATCATTAAGCTGTGTCCGCATGGCCTCCGGCAGCCGGTCTATTTTTGATTGCTGTCCCATCAGCGGTTCCTGGGGCTGGGTCGTTTTACGCCGGGCACGGTAGCCCGGCCATGAACCACGTCCGCACCGCGTGCGGTAATAGTGGCAACATAAACCTTCACGACCTCTTCTATTGTTAAAAGTCCCTGTTCTTTCAGCCATACAAGGTCTGTTCTCACCCTGTCCCGGCTTACATTGTGCCCCAGGGCCTCCAGAACGGACTGAATCACGGATTCATTAAGCGAATACCCTGCATCCTCTTCCAGGGCGCGAAGAATTACCAGCCTTCTGTCACTGTCAACCAGCTCGCTAAACTCCATTATCTTCTGGCTCCTTCCTTAATCAGAAATTCGTTTATCAAATCTACTGCCCTGTTTACTCCCTCAAATCTGCCCTCAAGTTTTTTAATGTTGCCGTTTAATCTGCCTATTGAATCATTCAGCTCCCTAAACTGATGCTGGCTGGGCTGATGATCTAATTCGGAACGCACCTCCGTTAATGTCAACTCCATTTCATCAATCCTCTTTTTAAGTGCGAGTCTGCTTCGGCTGATCCATACTGTGTATCCTATTGCCAGGTTAAAAACCCACTGTCCGAGGAATGCCCAAAACGATAAAGCCTGATAATTGATATCCACTATCTCTCCAATTCCGCCTGACATCTTATACACAGCATGCAGCCCGGCACGGCTTTTTGCCTTGCGTAAGGTATCGGTTCACCGCATTTTATGCAGGTTTTTCTTGATTCACTGTTTTCACCGGCTCCCAATCCGCTATGCCTGATCGCAAGGCCCAGATAAAAATCACTCAAAACATTAGCCTGATCGCATTCATCCATTTCAGCT